GCTCTAAACTCTGGGGTGATTGCTCTGAACTCTGGGGTGATTGCTCTGGCCTAAGTGGCGATTGCACTTGCCTCTGGGGCGATTGCTCTGGCCTAAGTGGCAATTGCTCTGATCTCTGGGGCGATTGCACTGACCTCGAGGGCAACCTCTCCTTTATACCAACCGAGCTGAGAAAACAATTCCCAGAGCTTAAGCATTGGATAAACACAGGAGATAGTAAATGATGAATATTTGCACTCTAATAGATTTTGAGAAAGAAAATGTGTCCTACTCAAAGTTCTCCGCGAGCGGGGCAGGCGACCCTGGGGCAATTATGGTTATTGCCTACCCGGGGGAAGATAAGCCAGTTGAATTAGAGGTCACTAGTGGAAAAGTTGAGGCGGCTCTCCAAGCGTGAGGGCGCGCCGGGTGGGTCCGTTAGAGTCTGCGATGATGGTTGCTAGGGCCGCAGAATCCTAGCATCGGAGCCGCTTCAACCTTTTCACTTTTCAACATTAATCAAGGACAATCAAAATGACAGACCAGACACAATCTAATCAACAAGACAGCGCGAGAGAGGCGCGCATGCACCACCAGATAACCATACCAAGCATCTATTTTGACCAGATCCTATCCGGCGTGAGGACGCTGTACCTTTCCCAAAACATTTCGGATTTTACAGTAGGGGACAGCGTCACGTTCCTTGAAGACAAAATAATAGATGGTGTGGTGCGGGAGATGAACGCTGACGTAACATATGTGCCTCCCGGCCCATCATCCTCCGGGTATTTTTCTTTCTCGCTTAGAATGACAGAGGGATTATGAGTGAAATGACTGAAGGCTTCATGGCCATCGAATCAGAATTACAGAAGCGCAGGCGACACGAAGAAGTAATGAAGGGAAAGACCGCGGAATACCGTGTGGAATTCCGATTCCGTAGAGGAAGCAAGCGGTGGATGTATTTTGAAAAACTCGAAGATTGTAAGAACGCAACAAGCAAGCGCTGCTCTTACAATATATTCGGCTCGCCTTTAATAGAGAGTCCAACCTCTAAACAAATACAAAAGATGGGCCCTCGGGGTGGATGGAGGAAAATCGCATAATGTGCATTATGTTAAATAATCGTTAAATATCAGTATATTACAAGGAGGTGTAAATGTCAAAAGAGATCATCATAGAAGGGTGGGTACCCATCACTCTCGAACTAGAAGAATCTGGGTTGCTTTATGCCGCAAACGTCGGCGGGTTTGTGGCGGGGGCAAAGCTTTCGAAAGCAAGCGCTATGGATGTTCTCCAAACGAATTCCGAAACTGAGATTCTCGTTGATGTAAGGAAAGTGCGCTACAAAGATGGTAAAATAATCGACATCACAGATGATGAACCCCCACAGTTAAGCGAGGAATAAATGACCCTCAATTGAACAACTGTCGGAACCCGAAAGCAAATTGCCAATTCTAAAAAATCCCCCACCTTTCGGATACCGATCACGCATAGACAAGGTGGCCGATTTTATGAAAAGCTTGCTTATGATTATCATTACTGTCGCTGTTATGTGCTTATTTCCGGTTGCCATCGGAATATTTGCATACAAGGCAATAATCGCTCCAGTCTTCTCGCAGATAAGGCCGGAACAAAGCCCGCAATTATATTGGGGGAATAATGTCAAATGAACACAGCGAAGCGACACAAAAAAGGATAAAATTCGAAGGATGGAAAATACAGATACACATCTGTTAATCTTTGCTGGGAAGCCTGGAAAGCCGCTATTTCTGGCAAGAATTGAGAAGAAACTTAAATTTCCCTGAAGACTCCGTCGTCGTGCAGGATCTCAAAAACAAAATATTCCTTCCCTTTGCTAACGCGAAATTTTCTTACAACCGCGTGCGTTATCAGCTTGTCATCGAAATTATACTTTTTCTGCAGAATGTCTTGCAGTGGCTTTACTGGATTGTCCCAGTCGGAAAGTGCCGATGAGAAACCGAATTCGAAATAGATTTTGAATGGAGGATCAGGCATTTTTAACTGAGGAAGCAGGAATAACAGCTCGGCTTCATATTTTTTATAGCTCTCCGTCTTAAGCCGCCGGCCCCGCCAGCATTCGTTCACAGAAAGCGGCTTGATATTAAAAGATGCCGTCGCTCTTTTCATTTATTCTGCATGAGATTTGTTTTAAGGGCCGATCCAGAAGAGCTGCCAAAATAGTAACCCGTGACCTGTTTCATTTCGGAGATTATGTATCCTATCAGAGCGCCCGCCAAGGCTGACTCTACGCGCGAAAAACCGGCAAGCGTGAACGCTACCATTGCCAATCCAGAAATCACAATAATGAACGCGAGAATTTTCGTGGTTTTATCTCCGGTCTTTGCCTCCCTGTCGCGCGCGGAGGCCCTATCAGTCGCAGAAATCTGTTCCTTCGTAACCTGCAACTCCTCGAGCCGGAGGCTGTATTCCATATCTTTTTCTTTGAGTTTTTGCAGATCGGCTGGTGATGCTGCAATTATGGCGCGTTCTATTTCTTTGTCCCCCGCCTCTTCGTCTAAATTCAGCGCTCCTTTCACCGCAGCCGCAGCTAATGCGCCAAAAGGAGGAGCCACAGCCGACGCTAAAACAGGAGCAACGTTTGCGATCATTTTCTGCCATGACATCTCTACTTCCTCCCCTTCTTAATTCGAAGCCCAATTTTCCTAAAAAAATATAGAACGCATAGAATTGCTGTTAAAATCTCTATGAAAGGCAAATACGAATAAAAAAATTGCCAGAGAAATTCGAAGATCATCATCACGACCTCATTATGTTTGCGAGTTCAGTTGCGCGATTGCCGACTTGGGTCGCCCACCGCGAATCAAGCATTTCTCTCGCAGCTTCTTCAAACTGATAGGCAGAAATTGCCGCTATCATTTTTCTAAAGTTAGAGAACCCACGCTCACCAAGGTTAAAACACATGTTGATAAGCGCTGCCTGTTTGGGCTTTGGGAGCTCGGCAAAATTTTCCACATACTTTGCAGGGATTGCCTTAGCTTTTTCGATGTCGTTTCGAAGCATAATCCTTGCCTCATCTTCCGTTATCCCAACATCATCCAGATTTCTCCCAACGCCGATCGTGAGCTTCCCGACGGAATCTCGATAAGGAGTGAGCCTTATCCCCTCATGGCGAAGCAACTGCTCCTCGACTGCTCTATAAAGCTCTGTGCACATTTACTTTACCCCCCATATACCGACATTGATTATGCGTTTAAATGTATCACTCAACATGATCCCGAGCGCCGTGAGCACGACCATCGTTGCAGTCCCGACGCCCTTACAGATATTCATGACCTCGTTCAGCCGATCAACTTGCTTTGTGAGTTTCTCAATAGCGGTCGTCAGGTGTTCGACCGAGGTTTCAAGTCTTGCAAGCCTTGCATTATCGTTCATGCTACTCCTCCGGCGCAGTGAAAATTCCGTCTGAGTAGCTCCAACGCTGCCCCACTTCCTCCGGACACTCAACCCAAATAAGATCCGGGTGAAACCTACCGTTAGGATCAATGTCCGTTATTTCCATAGTTGTGTTGTTCTCTATTCTTGCCCATTTTGTCATTAGCTGTACTCCCAAATCAGAACCATACCATCCGCCCCCGCACCTGAAGAATTTGACCCTCCAGTAATGGCACACGTGCCGCCGCCGCCAGGGAATACCCCGGAAGTTCCATTTCCGTTGGTGCTAAGAGACTTTCCTGCCGCCGCGCCAGATGGCGCCGCTCCTCCAAAACCCATACCAGTTGCAGCGCCAACGATAAAAATAGAATAGCTACACGACCCGCTTATATTAACGTCCCCCCCCGAGGCGGTCCCGCCGACTGAAAGACTCCCATAAAGATTCGATGCCCCAACCAATGCAATATTGGGGCCTGCTCCCCCCGCTGTTCCAGCTATCCCACCTGATGATGAACAGATGGCGCCAAAAGAAGACGACCCACCATTATTCCCGGTAGCATTACTCCCAGAGGTGACAGATGCGCCTCCAGCTCCAACCGTTATCGTCACACCAGAAAACGCAGAAGTTAATCTTTTTCTTGAATATGCTCCCGCACTACCACATCCCGCGCCACTGCTCGTTCCAACGCCACCGCTTCCCCCCGCACCCCACACTTCAACGATCACAGATGCTGTTCCGGCGGTTGGCGTGTAGGTAGCTGTTCCTGGGGTCGTAAAATATTGGACACCAAGCAACCTTCCGGGAGAGTACAGAGGCTCCCCACTTTTCCGCTGGAAAAATGCACAATACCAATTGCCCGATCCGAGCGAGATAAAGATCGCGACGTCACCGGCAGCGGTGGTGATGTTTGCCGCGGTTGGAAGAATTAATGATGTTGCATTATGGGTGAGCGTGAGAGCGCCGGTGAAGCGCACGATGCGCATGGTTCCGGCTTGTGCCGTTCCAAGGCCGGTGATGGTAGTCGTCCCGGTTACATCTACCACGGTCCCGGTCGCCGCCCCTATGTCAGTGGTCGTGCCGCTCGCTATATCAGAGCCTTTCGCCAGATTGAGAGCTCCGGTCAAAGATCCCCCCGAAAGTGCTAGGAGTCCGAGATTGGTGCTCGCCATCGTACCTACCGTGATCCAGGCATTATTTGCAGCGTTCCGGATTTTGAGCAGTCCTGTTGTCGCGTCCGCCCACAGCTGATAAGCGTACATAGTGCCGGGTTCAGAAGCTCCGGATGACAACGTTACGAGTGCCTGCAGAGCGCTGTTTATGTCAGACCTTGTCGCAGGGAAGGTCTGGTTTGCAATCGACATATCATTTTGAGACATTGCCGATCTCCTTTCTCAACCGTTTCATTGTGATGATTGCATTCTTCGATTGCGCATCTACTGCCTGCTTCGCTTCCAGATAAGCCACTTTGATTCCGTCGTTCTGCGCCAATTTCCCTATTTCCCTCTCGAAATAAGCCAGGACAAGATTGAATTTGAAATCGCGAAAGTAGTCCTCGATCTCCGATACGTTCTCCTTGAATTGAGCATTCCCAAGCCAATCTTTTATGCGCAACACATCTTCTTCTGTTTTTGCCTCGGATAGATCTTTTGCAGCGATCTGATATTCCGAGAAATCCAATCCCTGATTCCTAAGCGCGTACCACCGACGCTGTATCTCATCCATTGTTTCCGCTGCGATTTTCTTAAGACTCTCTGCCATTTAGTAACCCTTTGCGTGCCAATTTACGCTCCGAACAATGAAAGTCCCGGCAATGTTCTTCACTCCGATGTCAAAACTGTCTGAATCGACGTTCGAGATCACAAGATAATCGCCGGTTGCTGCATCGAGTATTGTAGCGCCGACGAATGGACTTGTAACCACATAGGCCTTGTTAAAATTTACTGTTGTCAGAGCACCGGACGCGGTTGACAGAGTCCCCGAATCAACCACGTCTGGGCAGTCTGCCTGCCATGAAAGGGCCGATATGTCGATTTGATACGAGGAATCCTCTGAGAGCACATCAAGTTTGAACCGCGCAGCCCTGCAGGTATAGTCTCCGATGAAGAACTGCCTATATGCGCTCCATGTCGGGGATCCGCTTGGGTCATCATCTGTGGTGGAAATAAATCCTTTCACGGCCACACCAGACACGTCACCCCCGTCAAAATATCCTGAAGCGTCGTCGAAATCGCCAGCGCGGGAGTCAAAAAGATCAACCGAATTTGAGACCGTCACCGCAGCAGAAAACGAGAATCTTGAGGTGGTGACTTTTCCTAGATCGAGATAAGTGGAGGACTGGTATATTCCATGAGTTTCGAATACCGATCCATCTGCAGAGAGACTTAGAATCCCCCCTGAAACACTCATATCCGTCTTTGTGCCGGTAAATCCGGGATCTTCTGTCAGTGTGGCGACAACGTTCATCTTAACAATGTCCGCAACGTTCGAAACAATGCTTGCAGCCACAGCGGATTCGTTCCCGCTGGAATCCACAAACTTTGCGAAATAGGTCCCCGTTAGCAGCGGCACTGTTGCGCTCGTAGCAAGGCCGTTAAGTTCCGGGGCTATATCTATGGAGTTTGACCAGGTTGCCGAAATCGTATCTGGGGAGAAGCGAATTCGCACTGCTCCGCCGACCAAGACATCCAGATCAACCGATTGATCGGCAGAGTTCCAGGTTAAATGCGCATTGTTGTTTATGGCATTTAACGAAAAATTCTCAACATTCTGCGGTAGTGCGGTGAGGCCGAATATTTGTATCGTGACCGTATTGTAGGCACTAGTAATCCCTATGGTGTTTATCGCCTTCACGCGGAAGTTATACGATCCAGGCTGAATATCAAAAATTGTGTAACTAGTATCCGGAGTGCGTGGAATGACGATATAATCGGTGTCTGCCGCAAGTTTGTATTCGAGCTGATATTCTCGGACAAATGCATCCGCGCTCGCTGTCCATGAAACAAGTGCCTTCGTTTTGACGCCTGCACTTCCAATTGTGGAGTAAAGGGACTCTGCCACCATCGGGGCGCCAGGGATAGCAACCGTAAACGGATCTGGCAAATTGGTGTCTGGCGCTGCATCGATGATAGTCGCCTCCCCCTCGTTCCAATCGTATGAAGCAGAGCTTTCTTCCTGGGCGGTGATTGCAACGCCTTTAACAGGATCGAAAGACCAATTCATTAATCGAAACACCTTATCCGTCCATCCGAACACGGTGTTCGTGTAGGTGAAAGTATCCCAGACGGCCAGATTCATCCCAGCCGAGGGATGCAGAACCATTTCAATGAAGATTCCCTGGCGCGCCTTCTCAAGGAGAATTTTTGCAAGTCTCTGTGCTCGCTCAGCCGATTTCTCGAATGGCAGTTGCAGATCTCTGATTATTCTTTGACCTCCGTCCTGCGTTTCATACGTTGAATTCGTGACGATTGGGAAACTTGTCGGCTGATAGTTCTTGTCAGGGTCAGCAAACGTCCCCTGGACTGCGTTGAACAGCTCCTTCCTGGTCATCCGAGGATTCATCGTTACTTCGCCGATGATCATGTCATCCGTTATTTCGTTGGTCCCCGGAGAATCATATACCGCGACATTGATCCGGAACTTCCCCTGTACGTATGTAATGGGTGCGGCAACGCTTGAAGAAAGTTTTTGCAGATTATCCATCGGCGAGTTGTCTAGGCTAAGGAACCCGTGGCACTCATAGCGATTTTGCGTTCCTCCCTCTTTTAAATCCACATCTTCATCGCAGATGTTCGCATTTGCGATGGCTAGCACATCGTCGATCCCATCTGAAGGCACCGAGAATCCATAGTCCGATGTCAGATAATCTCGAATGCAGAGGACTGGGTTGGAGGACCATGCTGTTGTCGCGCTGCGTGGGTCGTAGACTTTTTTTCCCTTAACAAGGGCCGTGACGTTTGGGACTCCCGCAGTAAATATGTCTGTGTTGAACTCCATTATAACATACAGATATGCGATCCCGTTTCCGACGCAGGAAGAATCCCACCCATCGATCTGCGCGACCGCATCCGTGTCCGCTACCTGCCCTGCCCCACCTAGATGTTTGATAACCCTTGCGTAAGACGCCCCATCCTTGAAATATGGTGCACTTGTGACCCATCCAGACCCATCCAGGGTCAGCTCAGTGTCGCCGAAATATACTTTGCTGAATTCTTCAATTTCATGTCCCGCAAAGCAGATCATCTGATGGAAGAACACGTTGGTCCCGGTTCGCGTGCCTCCCCCATACGTAGTGCCACTGTTTGTCGTTGCTTTGAGAGAAATATTCCCGCTGCAGCGTATTTGTCCGTAAATGATTTTATGCGGTTCTGTCGCCGAATTTGTTTGGATTAGTATCCCAGACGCTTCGAATGCGAAGCTAGGCGCTGTCGGCGCCTTCTGCGGGAAGAGTCTGCCACCGACATAAGAAACGCCAAAAGCAACCGCTACGCCGACCAAAGCACCAACAAGTCCCCCTCCAAGGCTGATCGAGGCGAAAACAGCCGCAACCGCTCCAACAATGGGGACAACTGCTGGCATCTACTCAACACTCCAAGCGTGCGTACAGGTCAGGGTCGTGAGCCTAACCACCCCTCCTGTGCCGAGGAAATAGCTCCAACTACCCAAGCAGATCCCCATCGCTTTATTCGGAGAAAGAACCAAATCGCCGCGTTTTGCATACTGGATGGCCTTCCTTGGGAAATATTCATCAACCAAAGTCTCCGCAGAATCATGGCCCATCGCGCGCATGATCCTTCTCGCACCGAGCTGGGAGTTATATTTCCCGCGGAAATCTATCGCGTAATCAACTCCGTGGATCTTTTTGAGGTAATCACAGACCCATAAAACACAATCATTCTTTCCCCATTCGAAAGAACATTGCTCTTCGCAATGTTGCCGCGCGATATCATAGCCCATCGTGGATAGGCGTTCGTTTTCTATCGATCTCAGTTTGTTACGCACTTGCCCTACCCCACACCAGTTGTTTGTCCGTTGCCTGCTCTGCGAATTTGAAGAAATTATCGCTAGGAAACCGAGATTTCTGATCTGCCTCGTTGTATCGCCTTATTCTTGGCTTATCCCAATCTGCGAGCTCGTTCTCAACGGATAGAGTAATCGATGCAGTCGCACCTGTAAGCTTAATGGGCGCTGTATCAACTTTGCCGCGGAACATCATCGCCGGCGTGCCGATCAATGCGCCAGATTCCACATCAACAAACCCGGAATATATCGTCGCTCTGCGCCCCTGATAGTATTCGCCTAGAACAACGGAAACCAACGCGGCCTCAATGCCGGTTAGAGTTAGCCTAACAGCAGATCTAGAGAGCTCGGAATTTTCCTCGATGCCCTCTATGATCCCAAGCTGCCCGATTCCGGTATAGGTTGCGCCATCAAATACAATGTCGCCGAGACGTGAGTGCACAAGTATATTTCCAGAATCTAACTCGAGTTTCACGAGATTGATCGGAGCATTTATTGATGCTTGTGCTTCCGCCAAGGAATCTACATCCAGCCCACGACTCATGCAAAGACCTCGGTTGCGGCGAAAGATTTTTCCGTGAAGACACCATTCTGGTTTGACTCCCACATTGTTTGCATATCATCATCCAAAATCATTGCGCAGTAACAATCGGTCCCAAGGAGGATGGCGGTGTTGTCCGCGGGAGCAGATCTAAGCGCAGGTTTGAAAGAGATCGTCGCCTCTCCCGACCCATTCGTGGTGATGTTTGATGTCACCATTTTAAATTCTCCATTTACAGAGAAATAATCTCCAACCATCAGCCAATTCGTAATGCTTGCGGTCGCTCCATCAATTAATAGGCTGGAGCCCGTCTGCGACGCCCCCTTCACCAGTGGAGTCCCGGTCGCTATTCCTCTTGGGATCCTTCTGTCAGGATCGTATGCGTATAGTGTGTTAACGCCTCCATCGAGCAGGAGTAAAAATGCCTGCCATTCAGCTGCCTGCTGCTGCTTCATGCGAGGGAGGGTGAAGTTTGCTCTCCACCTTGATCCCGCTAGCAATTGGCGCTGCTGATATCGCGTGAAATCACTCTCAAATCTCCTGGTGTGCGTTTCAAGCCCGAACCTCGAAGCCCTGAACCCTGGAGCAGTTGGCATAAAAATTGCTGTCATATCCTCCTCCCAACGCTTCTGGCTTCATATCCACCTCTTTCGATCGCAGAAAATACGCCGGATTTAGCGCGCTGCTCAATGATTGGCGCAGCATCACGTATCGCTGCGCCGATGGTCTCAACAAGGCCAGGTTGCATGTTGAAAACTTGAGTTAGATTTACAACGGTGCCGCCGCCGCCGCCCATTTTACTACCAGGGATGACCGTCCCTAAGCTGTGTGGGATAAAGAGCTCTGGGCCGTTCTCTCCGACGATTGAAGGGCGGTTAAGCGGCGGCACACCTCCTTCTGCGAAGCCCATAACAGGAGCGCTTGCAGATGCGCCGAATAATTCTCCGCCGCCACTTGATGCGCCGCCCCCTCCTCCGCCAAATAACCCGCCTATCCCGCTCCCAAACAGCCCACCGATTGCTGCGTCCACCAGAGGTCTCGTCACCGCTATTTCCAATGCCTTCGCTGCAATGTCGTTCAACATGGAGAATGCAAAGTCACGCAGCCCACCGAATCCTTGGCGTGTGCTCATGAGGGCGGTCGCCATATTCTTTGCGATCCCATCGGCTGAATCGCGCGCGTATTTCTCGAGTTGACGGAACGTTGATCCGCCTCCCTTTTCGAGCTGCTCGAGAGCAACGATATTCCCCTCGATCTCCATTTTCATTTCGAGGCCGGAATCGCCCATCTTGTCAAAGGCCTCTTGATTCTCCCGCAATTTCTCGCGGAATTGAGCCAATTTCTGCTGCTCAGGTGTGTCGTAAAATGTGTCAACCTTGACCTTCAACTCTCCATTCATCTTCTCGAGCTCTTTTCTTAAGCTCTCGACTTCTTTCTTCGACTTTTTAAGTTTCTCATCATCAACATATTTTTCGGGAGTATATGTTCCAGTGGGGGTTGTAGTTAGCTCATCACCACCACTTCCCTTCGCAGTCTTATTACGGAAGTCTTCGAGGCGTTCTGCGTTTTCTTTTAATAGCTTGTTCCTCCTCTCAAGAGCCTCCGCCGTGACATCGTTCATCAGCTCATCATTCACAAGTCCAAGTGCGTTCTGGAATCTAACGTATCCAAGGGCCGCATAATCGATCCACTCACCTGCTCTGATAACAGCCTCAGTAAGCCAATTTATTCCATCTGTTACCGTTGATGCGGCTCCAGAAATGCCATTTATTTGCTCTAATGTGTTTCCTATCTCTTTCCCGAGATCCTGGAAGGCAACCCCAGCACGATGCAACTCTCCAGGCAGTCCGCTCCCCATTGCCTCTGCGACGCCTCCGACCTGTCCCTCAATGATCTCGAGAATCTTGCCCTGTGCCTCGAATTGCTTTCCGGCCTCGACCAGCCCGGTGATCATTTCGCGCTGTGATTGGGTGAATGTTACCCCTACCCGCCTCAATGCAGTCAGCCCCTGAATTGGATCTTCAAGTGCCTTCCCAACTAACACAGCCGATGATGTTAAATCATTGTTGAATGTTGCAGACAGATCCATCGCGCTACGGATTGCGCTCTCAAAGACATCACCCTGTATCGATTTAAACGTCAGGAGAATCGATCCAGCATCGCGAATCTTCTCGCCGTCAAAGAGCGTAATATTTTCAAGCCGTTCCGCGAATTTTCCAAAGTTCTCGGCGCTTACCCCCGCGGCTTCTCCCGTCGCCCTGATGACGGCTGCTAGCCTGATCTGCGATTGTTGTGCGGAGCTAGTGAGCTCCACCATTTTCTTTATGGATTCAATCCCGACGAAAGCGGCAAAATAGCCTTTTATGGATTCGCCGAGCTGCTTGGCAGAATCCTCAGCGCCTTTCATCTCGCGCTTAAGCTGCGATGTGTCTGCGGTTATCTTGACATTTAATTCTTCAACTGTTGCCATTTCCCGCCCGTCTCTTTTGTTCTAGTTTTGCCTCAACTTTTTCTTTGAAGTCTTTGTATTCGTTGCGATCTACGAGCCTCTTTATGACTCCCTTTGATTCCAGATATCCATTATATGCGTCTTCAAAATCCCACATGGTAGCATTGTAAAAATCTTCCGGACGCCACCTCAGAACGCCAAGAGCGATTTTTCGATATTCAGACCAGGGGATTTCTATTTTTTTTTATCCGGATCTTCTTCGTTGTTTCCGTCAGACCCGTATTCAGACGGGCGAAAAGATATGCGGAGGAAATCAGCGACAAGCACCGTCGCCGAAACGCGCTCGCGCATAATGAAGTCTTCGATCGCTTCCTGGCTTATCTTCTCGCCGATTCCCTCGACCGCGATGGATATGATCGCTGCCAGTTCATCCTGGAACAAACCTCTTGCATTTTCGCCATACACACCATCCATGATCAATTTTGGGATCGAGCGCCCGAGCGCTTTTTCAATTCGAGAAAGCACCCGGAAGGTCGGTTTCAACGCAAAACTTCTTTCCCCAATTTTTAGTTCAACCATCGCTTCAAGCATTTTGTTTATCCTTTTGGATTAACGCGGAAAGCGCCAACTGTAA